ACCAGGGCCTGGGCGGTGTCGTTTACCTGGGGCATGCGCGCCAGGGCCTGGGTTGCGATGCGCTGCACTTCGATGGGCATGGGCACGGTTAGCCCGGGGTAGTTGCGCAGGGCCACGGCGATGGCAAACGGCCATTGCGCAGGGTTGCCCCAGTCCTGGACCTCGGCGATGGCCTCGCTCACCATCTGCCCCATCAGGTCGTGCAGCACCTGCTCAATGTTGCCCAGGGTCTTGGTGGCGATGCCCAGGCGCTCAATGCGCGCGTCTTCTACGGCGTTCAGCAGCGACCGCCGGTAGTTGGCGTTCCTGCCCTGGATCGTGTACATGGCACCGAATTGCGTATGCGCACGGTGTAGCAGTTCGTGAATGATGAAAGCACAGTAGCGCACCAAGGTCGGGCGGGTGATGGTCGCATCGTCACGCACGGCAGCGACCAGGATGGTCCCTCGTGCGTTGATGGCGGCGGTCGTGGTCTCGGGGGTCCAGGTCAGGGTTACGGTGCCCAGGCGCAGGGCCTTTGCGAGATGGTGCGTCAACTGCTCCACGCCCTGGCGCAGTTCGTACCCGCGCACGGTGCTGCGGCGGAAAAGGGTTTGCAGGTCGTTCATGGTGTCCTCGTTTAAATGTGCTTGTTGATGGTCTTGGGGTCGATGCACGTGGTGAAGATGGCCTCCAGGCCCACGGCAGATTCGGCCGGCTGCGCGGCTGCGATCGTGATGTTCCAGGCCTCGCGCACGTCTTCGGTGGCCAGGGCCAGGATGAAAGCGCCCACGGACCGGATGCTTGGGGGGTCGATGATCTCGCCCGTCTGAACCTTGGCGCGGCACTTGTCCACGGCGTCCAAGACGTGGTCCACAAGTTTCGGGTTCGCACCGGTCCGGTCGATGAGGGCCTTGCGCTCCACGTCACGGGGCAGGAACTCAAGCCAGGGTTTAAACGCGAAGCGGTCCATCAGGGCGCTGTTCATTTCGCGGGTCCCTGCATGCCGGCCCGATGCGTCACCGGCGCCGGTCGTGTTGTCGGCTGCGGCGATCACTACCCCAGGCGCACGGGTCCACAGGCGACCGCCGATAGAAACCCGGGCGTTCGGCTCAAGCAAACCGTTCAAGGGGGCAAGGCTGCCGGGGTGACAGTTGGTGATTTCGTCCAGGCAGATCACGGCGCCTGGGCGGGTGTATGCCATCAGGAAATCAGCAGGCTGAAACACGGTCGCACCGTTGGCCAGTCCCGTGGCGCCGATGTACTCGTCTGCGCTCGTGTGTTGGTGAAAGTTGACCCGACAGAATGCGCGTCCGGTCCGGGCTGCAAATTGCTGCATGGTCATGGTTTTACCTGCACCGCGCAGGCCGCCGAGCCACAGGTTCCCGTTGGCGCCACGTTCCTGGGCCTGCCATAGCAGGCGCACCATGCGGTCGGTCCAAATGTGGCAGTCGTCCACGGTCGGGGCGGTCGGGTCGTCATAAACATCGAACAGCAGTTCGTTGCCCTTGCGGTCCTTGGCCTCAATGCCGAACACCTCTTTAGCCGGCTTGCGTGCCACTACGGTGGCGGCTGCCTGGGCTGCGACTGCTGCCTGCGCACCGGCTGCGGTCACGGCGTCATGGAAGGGCGCCCAGGCCTTGCGCATCTCGTCGACCAGGATGCTTCGCGCCTCGTTCTTGTCGAGCACGGGGGCGGCAGGGGCTTGCGTGGCCTTGCGCGCCAGGGCTTCGGCCTCGTCCATGCGTTCGATGAGCGTGGCCATGCTGCCGCGCAGGCCGGCTGCGGTCTGCTGCTCGGCCTTGAGGTTGTCGCTCAGGTCCAGGACCCGGGTGGCGATCTCGTCCGCCTCTCGGGTGACGCTGCGCATGTGGGACCCCAGGGTGTCGTTCAGTCGCTGCACCTCGGCGCCCAGGCTGAGAATGCGCTGCTCTACCTGGGAGGTCGTGGCCGTGGCGGCTGCGGGGCGCACCGGTGCGGTCTTGGGTGCGGCGCCCGTCAGGCTGCCGGGGGTGTGCCCTTGGTTTGCGAGCCACGTGGCGGCCTTGATCTTGTCGGCTGCGGTGTAGGGCAGGCCCTCGCCCGTCCTGCTGTTGTAGGCATCAATCACGGTACGGATCGGCAGGGTCATCAGGTTGTTCATGGTTTAAATCTCCAGGTTGGTTTGGGTTGTCTCGGCGGCGAACACGTCACCGCATGCGCAGGTCGGCAGGCCTTTGTCGACCCACTTGGTAGTGGCGCGGAAGGTCCATCCGCAGGAAGGGCAAACGCACTTCAGCATGCGGGTGCCCTGCTTTACCTTGTTGACGCCGGCCAACAGGGGCGCGTGGGGGTACTCGCCCATCATGGCCAGGACCGGGCCCCATGTGGCCTGGAAATACTTGCCTGGGCGGGTGCGGTTCCAGGGGTCGGTGTCCGGTCCGTGGGGTTCAAGGCCCAGGTCGGTGCAGGCCTGGGCATAGGCTGCGGTATGCGTGGGCGCCACGGCAGCATGCAGGACCTCGTGCAGCAGCACGGGCAGCACCTCGGCGGGATCGGCCAGGGTCGGGCTCACCATGATTTCGTGGTGCTCGTCTGCGGATGCCTTGGGCGGCCAATACTCGCCCAGGGTCCCGCTGCGGGTGAATGTGCTTGGCAGCGCGCAGGAAACACGCACCGCAGCAGGCACGGCGTGGCCGGTCATGGTTTGGATTAGGGGCGCCATCTCAACAATGGCGGCGCGGAGCCAGTCTTCGCGGTTCATGTGGGCCTCACTTGGTTTTCAGTTGATCAATCGCACCGTGCACGGCGCGGGTCCCGTACCGCTGCAGCAGGTCGGCAAGCGCACGGTGGTGGTCCGGTTGATAGCGCAGGCCAGGGGCTGCATTTACTGCGGCGTGTATCAGGCGCAGAACGATCCAGTCGGAGCGGGATAGGGTGTTGGTCATGGTGCAGCCCTCAAAAGTTGGGTTGATGGCGGCCTGCCAACAGGCGGCCCGTGAAACGGTTGTGGACCGTGGCGCAGTCGCTGCAGCAGGCAAGCCACTCAAGGGCACCGGCCCAAGTCCAGGCGGTGCGGTTCGTGCCGTAGTTGTCGGTGATGCGGTACATAGGATTCCCTCGTGCCGTCCGAGACCGTCTCGGGCGGGGCCTACAGGCCAGCCCTGAGCGTACCTATGTAAACGGGCTTGTGCAATAGGTTTTTGCAGCACTAGTGCAAGCAAGCAACAGAGGGGCGGCCTGGGGTGATGTTGGACCGTCTGCGGCTCATGGGGTGAGCCCGTGCGTGTGACGCGCGCGCATGCGTGGCACGGATTGCGTGGGCTGTCAATCTGTACTGGGTTTGCATACATGCCGCTAAAACGCGCCAGGAAGGCCTACAGGCGATTTGAGGGGGTGGGTGGTGCCCTGGTATCAAAAAAAGTTATCCACACTCAAGATCGCGTTTCGCACATGTTGTCCACAGGGCTGCCCTGGGACTGCTGCAAAATGTGGCAAAAGTACCTCATGTTGATAACATGTGGATAACTGCGGGGCTGTGGATAACTTGCTTTCTATCGGTCCAGGGGATACCATTGGCGCGAACACTATCGGCACGGTCCGATTGATAGGGGGATTGAATGACACGGGTGACGGGTGATGAGTTGATGGCCGCGCTCGCGGCTGCCGATCGGGAAGTGGATGCGGCGAACGGGCGGGTTGATGAGGATGCGCTGCTGCTGGAGCGTTTAAACGCACTCGGGGCCGGCTCCCTTGAGGAATTAGCCGAAGGCGAACAGGCAGCGGTTGCCGTAGAGGTGAGACAAAGGGCAGATGGAAAAGCATGGGGTGCAGGTGGACCAAGACAGAAAGCACTCACGCCCAGTCAAGTCGCATTTGCTCAAGGGCTCATAGAGGGGAAGACACTCAAGCAAGCCTACAGAGAGGCCTACCCAAACACCAAAGCAAAGGACAGCACCGTGGCCGCTGCTGCGCACCGTCTAAGCAAGCATCCACGGATCGCTGCGATGGTCGGACAGGCCTGGGCTGAGTCCGTGGAAGCGTTGACGGATGACGTGCAGGCGACTAGACGCTATGTGATCAAAAGTCTGCTGCACATGGTGCAGACCGCTGAGTCTGAATCCTCCAGGCTGAGGGCCCTCGAGGGGCTGGGCAAGGCGTCAGGTGCGTTTACACCGGTGCAGGCAGATGCACCGAAGGCGGTGACGCCGGACCAATTGCGCCGTGAGTTGCAAGGGCACTTGCGCCTGATCGCATCCACGCAGCGCACCGGCACAGGTGGGCGTTTACACGCCGGGGCGGCGGTCGATGCAGGGGCGGGAGGGTCGGACCCCACCGTGTCCCCACCCCCCGCTGTGCGCGAGTGACCACCCTCCTCGCGTGTACGCTGTGTTCCACACAAACAATCCTCCCCAAAATAGAAACACCCCCCCTTGTCCCACGAAACGCACACCCCCCGGGGGTATATATATTTTGGGATTGCCATTTCCGCGAACATAGGTTAGCATTTAAACGTGATCAGAGATAACGTGAGGATTCCGGCTGTGTTTCTAAAGGACTATGCGCATCCGACGATGCGGGCAGAGCGGTGTTTGAAGGAGTTGCACGACGCCGTGTTGGACAAGGATTGGGACAAGGCGCAGGATCGTTCCAAGGAGGCCATTAAGTGGATATGGGAGATTCAGGAAGCCTTGTATGAGATGAGGAAAAAGAGTGAGGCCTAAGGCGACGTTGACCAAGAGGTGGAAGACGGTCTTGGATTTCATCCGGGCGTATTCCAAGATTCATGGGGTTGCTCCGTCGTATGACACGATTGCTCTTGGATTGGGGATGAAGTCACGGTCCAACATCCACAGGATGGTCCGTCGGATGGAAGAAGAGGGCTTGCTGGTGCGAGAGCCCAGGAAGTTCTATGCCCTTCGGGTTGTGGATGACCGTGGGGTTCTCAAGTTGTGAGAAAAAACCGCAGGTTTTGTATCAGGAGGCGAGCGCAGTGAGTCTCCTGACTAAACAAGAGGTTGCTGGCTACCTGTCCTTGGTGGACCGTGTTCCTTCTGCTGAACGGTCCAAGATACTTTCTCTTCTGGAGATGGATCGTGTCCAGAGGTGTCAGGAGTCATTCCTGTTCTTTGTAAGGCAGATGTGGCCTGGGTTTATTTCTGGCCGGCATCATCAGATCATGGCAGAGGCTTTTGAGAGGGTGGCTTCGGGGGAACTCAAGCGTCTGATCATCAACATGCCTCCCCGTCATACCAAGTCGGAGTTTGCTTCTTACCTGCTTCCGGCGTGGTTCTTGGGTAAGTTTCCTCAGAAGAAGATCATTCAGACTGCCCACACGGCAGAACTGGCCGTCGGCTTTGGCCGCAAGGTCCGTAACTTGGTCTCTGGGGATGACTACCAGAAGGTTTTCCAGACCAAACTGTCCTCCGACTCAAAAGCGGCAGGCCGCTGGAACACGGAGCAAGGGGGCGACTACTTCGCTATCGGTGTTGGAGGCGCTGTAACGGGTAAAGGCGCCGACATCCTGATCATTGACGACCCTCATAGTGAGCAGGAAGCCAAGCAAGGCAAGCCTGAGGTCTATGACGGGGTGTATGAGTGGTACACATCCGGTCCGCGCCAGCGTTTACAGCCCGGCGGGGCCATCATTGTGGTGATGACCCGGTGGTCCAAGCGTGATCTGACCGGGCAGGTGCTCAAAAAGAGCAGCCAAGATGGGACAGATGAGTGGGAAGTCATCGAATTTCCTGCAATTCTTCCCTCTGGGAACCCTCTTTGGCCCGGATTTTGGAAAAAAGCGGAGTTGGAGGCCCTCAAAGCCGAACTTCCGGTCTCCAAATGGGAGGCTCAGTACCAACAGAACCCAACTTCCGAAGAAGGCGCCATCATCAAGAGGGATCAATGGCAGATTTGGACCCAGGCAGACCCTCCTTCTTGTGAATACATCATCCAATCATGGGATACGGCCTTCGAAAAGACCAATCGGAGTGACTTCTCGGCCTGTACGACGTGGGGAGTCTTCTATCAGGCGGACAAAAACGGGGATGAGAAGCCCAACATCATCCTTTTGGACGCTTACAAGCAGCGTCTGGAGTTCCCGGAACTGAAAAAGAAGGCCTTCGACATGTGGAAGGAGTGGAATCCAGACACTCTGATCGTCGAAAAGAAGGCCGCCGGGTCTCCGCTGATCTATGAACTGCGCAAGATCGGTATCCCTCTTTCCGAGTACACACCGAGTAAGGGAAGCGATAAGATCGCCCGCGTAAACGCCATCTCGGATTTGTTTGCATCCGGTGTCGTTTGGTGCCCGGAAACCCGATGGGCAGAGGAAGTGATGGAAGAAATGGCAGCCTTCCCCAATGGGGACAACGATGACTTGGTGGACTCCTCAAGTCAGGCTTTGATTCGCTTCCGTCAGGGCGGCTTCATCGTTATCGACAGCGATGAAAAAGATTACCCCGTGCAGCCCCGTAGGGTTGCGTACTACTAAGGATCAACATGGCAACCAATATCGACCCGGCAATGGTTCCCCTTCTCCCAGAAGAGATGGGAGATGAACCAATGGTTGAGATTGAAATTGAAGATCCCGAGTCTGTCAAGATCGGGATGGGCGGGTTAGAGATTGAATTGGAGCCTGCGGCTGAAACCGCTGAAGACTTCGATGCCAACCTCGCCGAGTACATGGACGAGGGAGACCTCCAAGGTCTGGCCTCCGATCTGATCGGTCTTGTAGATGCGGACATCAACTCCCGCAAAGACTGGGCAGACATGTACGTCAAGGGACTTGAAGTCCTGGGCATGAAGTACGAAGAACGTGCTGAACCCTGGCTTGGAGCCTGTGGCGTTTACAGCCCCATCCTGACGGAAGCCGCCATCCGCTTCCAATCCGAGATGATCACCGAGACCTTCCCGGCCCAGGGCCCGGTGAAGACCCAGATCATTGGCGAGATCACCAAGAAGAACGAAGAGTCTGCCGAGCGGGTTCGTGATGACATGAACTACCGCCTGACGGATGAGATGATCGAGTACCGCCCGGAGCATGAGCGGCTGCTGTACTCGCTTGGCCTGGCCGGGGCAGCGTTTAAAAAGGTCTACTACGACCCCTCCCTGGGCAGGCAGGTTGCTGCTTACATCCAGGCAGAGGACATGATCATCCCCTACGGCGCTGCCAATGTTTATACGGCAGAGCGCGTCACCCATGTGATGCGTAAGACGGAGAATGATCTAAACAAATTGATGGCTGCGGGCTTCTACCGTCACACCGAACTGGGTGAGCCGGTTAGAGTCTTCACGGACATCGAGAAGAAGAAGGCAGAAGAACAGGGCTACACCCTTACCGACGATGATCGGTATCAGGTGCTTGAGATTCACGTCGATTGGAATCTGAAGGGCTATGAAGATACGGATGATGAGGGCGAAGAAACGGGGATTGGCCTCCCATACGTCATCACCATTGAGCGAGGTACCTCAACGGTTCTATCAATCCGACGGAACTGGGATGAGCGAGACCCCCGAAAACTCAAGCAACAGCACTTCGTTCAGTACACTTATATCCCTGGCTTTGGTGCTTATGGCCTTGGCTTCATTCATATTATTGGTGGCTATGCTCGTGCAGGGACCGCGATTATTCGCCAGTTGGTTGACGCAGGCACACTCAGCAATCTGCCGGGCGGACTCAAAACCAGAGGTCTCCGAGTCAAAGGCGACGACACGCCTATCGCCCCGGGTGAGTTCCGAGATGTAGACATCCCCTCGGGGGCGCTGCGTGAGAACATCATGCCGCTCCCGTACAAGGAGCCAAGCCAAGTCCTGGCAGCACTCCTTGATCGGATCACTGATGAGGGCAGGCGCCTTGCGGCTATCGGCGACTTGAAGTTGTCCGATATGTCTGCCCAGGCTCCCGTGGGCACGACCCTCGCCATCCTTGAGCGTCAACTCAAAACGATGAGCGCGGTTCAGGCGCGTGTACACGCAAGCCTGAAGATGGAATTTAAACTGCTCAAGCAGATCATCCGGGACTACATGCCGCCGGATTACTCCTACATCCCCGTGGGAGGAGATCGCGCCGCCAAGCAGGAGGACTACGATCTTGTTGAGGTAATCCCGGTCTCTGATCCAAACGCCGCCACGATGGCGCAGCGGATCATGCAGTACCAAGCCGCTCTCCAGTTGGCCCAGGGTGCTCCTCAAATCTATGACCTGCCCAACCTGCACCGGCAGATGTTGGAAGTTCTTGGCATCAAGAACGCCGAGAAGTTGGTCCCGGTCGAAGAAGACCAGAAGCCTCGTGATCCCGTGTCGGAGAACATGTCGTTCCTGACCGGCAAGCCGACCAAGGCATTCATCTATCAAGACCATCAGGCCCATATCGCCACTCACATGGCGCTGCTCCAGGACCCGATGGTGGCTCAGATGATCGGGCAGTCTCCGATGGCCCAACAGATGGGTGCAGCCATCATGGCCCACGTTGCAGAGCACATGGCCTTTGCGTACCGTCAACAGGTCGAAGAACAGTTGGGCGTGCCGCTTACTCCGCCCGATGCTGAACTGGATGAGCAAACAGAGGTGCAGATTTCCCGTCTGGTTGCTCAGGCTTCTCAGCAACTGCTCCAGTCCAACATGGGTAAGGCCCAACAGGCCCAGGCCCAACAGCAGGCGCAGAACCCGCAACTCCAGATGGCGCAGGCAGAACTGCAACTGCGGGCTCAGGAACTGCAACGCAAGGAGCAGGACAGCCAGAGAGATTTCCAAATCGCTCAGGAAAAGATTCGCCTTGAGCGGGAGCGGCTTGCAATCGACGCCCAGAAGGAACAGGCTCGTCTGGCAAACCAGAATCGTCAGGCAGATAAGAAACTTCGCGCCGACATGATCAAGACAGTGATGAAACCCCGCCCGAAGCCGGGCATTCCAAAACAGTGAGGTTTAAATGGCAACCACTGCGTTTACCGTGGTTTTGAAAGAGATTGAAGAACATCGGGAATCCATCGCCCGAGCCCTAATCGACGGTACGGCAAAAGACTTTGCCGAGTACCGCGACCTGTGCGGTCAAATCCGAGGTCTATCGACCGCACACATGTTTATCAGCGACCTCGTGCGAAAGATGGAGCAAAACGAAGATGAGTGAAATCCTCCTGAAAACTGGAGAAGACGCCGTGCCAACCACCCTGCCGGAGACGGCAGAGGAAAAGGCCAAGCAACTTCCCGATCCTTCCACCTACCACCTGCTCTGTGCGCTACCAGAGATTGATGCGGAGTATGAGAGCGGGATCGTCAAGTCAGGGCAGACCATGCACTTTGAAGAAGTCATGTCTCCTGTCCTCTTTGTGATGAAGATGGGACCGGACGCTTACGGCGATAAGAGCCGCTTCCCCAGTGGACCCTCGTGTAAACCGGGAGACTTTGTCCTGGTTCGGCCCAACACGGGCACCCGCGTGAAGATTCACGGACGGGAGTTCCGCATCATCAACGATGACAGCGTGGAAGCCGTGGTGCAAGACCCGCGCGGCATCTCGCGTGCTTAAAGGAGGATCACATGCCGCTTGATCAAGAAGCATTCAAGTTCCCGGACGAGAAGGCCGAGGAAAAGAAGCAAGACGAGATTCAATTCGAAGTCGAAGGAGACTCCGAAATTGAGGTGGTGGACGACACGCCGGAAGCAGACCGTGACCGCCCGCCCATGAAAGAACCTCCCGCAGAGGTGACGGATGATGAGTTGGCCCAGTACTCAGACGGGGTTAAGAAGCGCATCCAACACTTTTCTAAGGGTTATCACGAAGAGCGCCGAGCAAAAGAGGCGGCTTACCGCGAACGGGAAGAGGCTGTACGGATTGCCCAACAACTCATAGAGGAGAACAAGAAACTCCAGAGTTCGCAGGGACAAACTCAGCAAGTTCTATTGGAGCAGGCCAAGAAAGTTGTCCAGAATGAACTGGAGCAGGCCAAGCGCAAATACAAGGATGCCTATGAATCAGGTGATTCAGATGCCCTGGTATCTGCCCAAGAAGAACTGACGGCTGCAAAGATTAAAGCGGACCGGGTAAATAATTTCAAACCCGCCCCTGTTCAAGCAGAAAAACCTGTGGTACAACCCGCACCACAACCAGTTCAGCAAGAGCAGGTTCGCGTTGATCCCAAAGCCTCTGCGTGGCAAGAAGCCAATCCGTGGTTTGGACAAGATGACGAGATGACTGCTCTTGCACTGACGGTTCATCGAAAACTTGTGGAAAGTGGGGTAAGTCCAAACAGCGATGAATACTACGACCGCATCAATAACCGGATGCGGCAGGTCTTCCCGGATGCGTTCACCTCTGAGAAGCCGGTAAAGAAATCGCCTGTCGTGGCACCTGCGACCCGAA